TTGCGAGTGTAAGTGATGGTGTAATAGTAGGAAATGGATACGGAGCTTGTATAATAACCGTAATAACAGAAGATGGTAATAAAACAGATACTTGTAAAGTAGTTGTAGAAGTTGATATGGGAGATAGTAGTAATGTTAATGTTACGGGCATAAGATTAAATACAAATTCATTAGAAATAGATAAACATGAATCAGTTTATTTATTACCTACAGTAATTCCTACTAATGCGAATCAATCAATAACATATATTAGTTCCGATGGTAATATAGCTAAAGTATCAAATGAGGGATTAATAACAGGTGTAGGTCAAGGAAAATGTACTATAACAGCTATATCAAATAAAAATTCTAAAATAAAAGCATCTTGCACAGTTACGGTTAGTGCTAAAGAAGCAGAAATAAATATAGATGATTTAGATGAAGTATTAATTATAGGAACAAAAAGAATTCAAAATCTACAGGAGTATAACTTAGCCCCAAAAATGACGTATTTTGGAAATATTGTTGAAGATTTTGATATTACAACTTATCCATCAGACCCAAAAGCTATCGTTGTTATGTTAGGATTAAACGATGATTCCCTATGTGATATAAGCAAAATAAAGACATTGTTAAATTCTATAAAAACTAAATACACAGGAAAATATATATTTGTAGCAAATGAACTACCTGTCGGTATAAATTATGCAACAACAGACTACACTTATGAGCAATTAAATAGTCAAATTAAAAATTATAATAATACGTTACAAAAAATCGCAAATGAATTAGGATTAAAATCTATAACAGTTCAAGGTGGAATGGTTGAAAGCAATATATTAGCTTCACATTATACTTATAATGGATTAGACTTAAATGTAGTAGGATGTAAAATGTTGTTAAATAATATTAAATATCAAATCAAAAATAATGTAAGTTCTTTTATTCCTCCAGATGATGAAGATGATAATGAGACAAATGGAGTAAATCCTATAAGACAAAAGATTATGGAAAAAGCTGAAGAAATAGTTAGAATGTGTGTAAATCATCAAGCAAATTATTCTCAATATTATAGAACAATAGATTATAGAAAACCAAATACAATCAAAGGACGTTATGAAACGGTCGGTGGCGTGACATATACACAGCCTTCATGGGTGGTATTAAACCAAACATATGGATGGGATTGTTCTAGTTATACAGGATGTTGTTATGATTACGCAGGTATACCCGATTTAAAAGGACTATCATGTGGTGCAGGAACTTTACAACAGAAATTAAAACAACTAGGAGCTGAATATTGGTTATATAAAGAAGAAGGTTTAAGAGATGCAAAACCAGGAGACATTGTTCTTTGTGTAAATGATGGAGTAAGTTTTAGTAGAAATAATGTATTTACTTGTAGAACTCATCACGTTATGATTTATGGATATTCAGATTATGAAATGTATGAAGCATCTGGTTACTCAAGTGGTATAAGAAAAGGAAAAAGAACTTTTGATAAAAATCAATGGATATTCTTTAGATTACCTCAAGTTGCTGAAGCTGATAAAAACAGTTCTAACGGAAATACAAATACAAATGTTTCTGATTCTGAACATCCAAATGTATTCTATGAAAATGGAACAATAGATGGAATAAATTATGTAGCTAAATTAACACATAGTAGATGCACAGCATACGGAACTCCTTCACCTGTAGGTGCAGGTGGAAACTTAATAGTAGGAAAGTCATGTGGTGCACATAATTTACCATATAACACGAAATTATACATTCCGTCAACTAAAAAGTATAATGGAGATGGTATTTGGTATGTAAAAGATACTGGAGGATATACAACTGATTTCGATTTGTTGATTTCTAAGAGTGCTTCAGAAGCTGTGAAAATGATGGGGTCACCTTTAGATACAGAGGTTTATATATTAGAATATGGTGACGGAAAAATGTCATGGAGTTTCACAGAAGCTATAGAATGGTGTAATGGATATTATGGTATAGGTTATTTCCATAAATCTTGGACATATTACATGAAATATGGAGGCTGTACTATAAATATATGGAAATACAAAGATGATGACAAATATATAAAATCTCAACCTTGGTATGATAAATTATAGTCTTAAAAGGTTTAATTTAAGTTGCAATTGGAAAGAATATAAAGGGGAAAGTAATTATTCCTCAACAAAAATAATTAATAAAGGGGAGATATTTATGAATAAATTATTATATTGTTGTTATTCTCCAAGATTAAAGGAGTTTTTATTAAAAAATAATTGCAAATATGAGATTTGCGCAAAAAATCCAAATAATGATAAAACATTCTGGATTTATATAAGAGACGATAAATTAGATAAACTTCTCAATGAATGGAGTAATAATAAAAATAATTAATAATATGTAGAAAATTTGGAGGTATGAGTTATGTATTTTAATGAAGAACATGAAGAAAAAGTAAATAGTCGTGGTGATGGATATATTTATATAGGTAGTTATAAATGTGGCGAAAAAACTATTGATGGTAAATATAGTAAATCAACGAGTTATATTAGAGTAAAATGTCCTTATTGTGATAAGGAATATGATATATTATTAAGTAGTTTTAATAAAGGAAATAAATGTACTAACTGTTGTAATTATTATGAAAATAGTTTTGCTTATTATATTCAAGTAGAATTGGGTGAGCCATTAAATAAATATTGGGACTGGGAAAGGAATAATGAGTTAGGTATAAATCCCTATTGTATTTATAAAAATACACCGAAATTTAAAATTTATATTAAATGCACAAAAGTAGATTATCATAAAAGTCATAAAACTACCCCAAATCGTTTCTTTTATAATAATGGATGTCCGTATTGTAAAAATATGATTGTACACCCTAGAGATAGTTTTGGACAGTATTTAATTGATACTTATGGAGAAGATGCGATAAAAAAATATTGGTCTCCCAAGAATACATTAGACCCGTTTAAAATATCACCAAAAAGTAGCAATAAAAAAGTTTGGATATTATGTCAAGAAAAAGATTATCACAATGAAAACGGAGGCTATTTAGTTACTTTAAATAACTTTTATAAAGGCAATAGATGTTCTTATTGCTATAATCGAAAAGTGCATAAATTAGATTCTTTTGGAGTATTATATCCAGAAAAAGTTAAATATTGGTCATCTAATAATAATAAATCTCCATATGAAGTTTCACCTATGACTCATAAAAAATATAAATTTATATGTGAAAAATGTGGTAAAGAATTTGAAAGAAGATTAAGTGCTTTAAATAGAAATAATATAGGAGTTATCTGTAGGGAGTGTAGTGCATCTCAATTAGAACAATGTACTAAAGAAATATTGGATAAGCATAATATTAAGTATAAAAGAGAATATTTCTATGAGGATTTATTTGGAATAGGTAATAAAAATCTAAGATTTGATTTTTATTTAACAGATTATAATCTTCTTATAGAATGTCAAGGTGAACAACATGAAAAATGGCAAAAAACATGGCAAACCAAAAAAGATTTTGAAAGACAACTTGAACATGATAGACGTAAAAAACAATATGCAAAAGAACATGATATTGATTTATTAGAAATTTGGTATTATGACATAGATAATATAGAAGAAATTTTATTAGAAACATTACATATTAAAAATAATTAATAAATTTAGTATAAACACCTATAAAATATAGGTGTTATTTTTATTAGGAGGTGATGTAAATGGCAATAATTAATAATACACCTAATCAAGGATATATTTACATAAAGGATATGACAATATTGTATGACAATATAATATATAATATAAATAATATATATACTAACAATAAATATATTTATTGGAAAATAAAATCATCAGAATTAATACCCACAAATAATAAATTAGATGACAAAGAAGACTTGATATTTATAATTAAAAATATAGATGGCATAGGGGTAACAACTACAACAGATTTATTAGAAATCCTATTTGATGGATATAATAAAAAGTCAATAGCAGAGAAATTAAAAGGAGTCACTGAGAACAATAAATTTTATAAAAAACAATTAGAAATCACTCAAGATAATATAGAAAGTTTATCAAAAGAATATCAAGAAAATTTATCATTTGAACAAATTAAAGAAAGATTAAATACTTCTATAATAAATTCCAATTCTTTAATGATAGATTTAAAGACTGTATTAATAGATAGATTATCGGATGAGGTGTTTAATTCAGCAGAAAAAGCAGATGTTAATTACAGGCTTGATACAATCAATAATAAATTTGAAGAAATGCTAGGATATAGTGATGCTTTAATTGATATGATGGCAGAAAATTCTAATGACGTAGACACGACATCTTTTTTGGAATATCAACTATCTTTGCAAAAAATGTTGGCTGATTTAATTGTAGAAATTAAAATTATCACAGAAGACAGTGAAGAAAATATAACATTAGCAGATATTTCTTCCATAACATCTAATATAACTACGATATTGATAACATTATCTTCTTTTAAAGATTCATGTAGTACAATATTGTCTATAGGTTCAGAAGGCGAAAAAACATTAGGGGCTTCAAGTACTATATCAGATGAAGTTTATAATACAAATGCTAGAATAGATGATTTATCTAGTAATATGAATGAGTTACAAGCTTCACTAATTAATTCTTTTGCTAAAGAACAACAAACTGTTCAAGGATATTTTGATGCAAATCAAAAATACAGTAATGATATGTTGCCTATAACTAATTCATTGTTAAACGTGGATGGGAAATTAACGGTAGCACAATATAATTCATTGGACGCTTTAGCAAATGGAATGATTAATTATGTTTCTAAAATAGAAGCTAGTTATCAATCTTACTATAATAATGAAAAATTAGGCGATAATAATAAACAATTATTAAAAGAATATTTTGATGATTTTAAAGCAAAACATACAAATTTCATTAATTCAATACGAGTAGATATGAAAGATTTAATTTTCGATAAAGATGAGAGAAAAGAATTTAATATAAGAATAGCATTATATAGGGAAGCTAGAAATAAATTAAATTCACAAATGTTAAACTGTATAAACTTAATCAATTCAGCAACAAGTGAAGTTAATTTACAACAAATTGAAAAAAGATTAAATGATAAAATCTTAGAAGTTCAAAATCAAGTTAATGATTTAAATTCTAAAATAGGAAATATAAATTCGAGATTATCTAACATAGAATCAAGATTAGATGCTCTTGAAAATAATACAAATGTTTAGAAAGGAGCAAATAGATGAAAAAAGAATATTCAATAATTATTAATAAACAAAAGAGTATTTTAAATCGTCAGCTATCAATATTTCAACATGATAAAGGTATAGATATATATTTTAAATTGATGGATACTGATTATTTAGATTTAAGTTCTAATTATTTGTTATCCGATGTAGTATTAGTTAGTCCTCTAAAAAAACAAATAAAATCAGATATAGTACCTATTATAGATAATAAAATATTATTTACAATCAATAATGAAATAATGAATCAAATTGATGAAATAGGAAATTATCATGTTCATATTAGAATTTATGATGATAAAGGTGGAAGAATAAAATTACCTTATTTTATAATGTCAGTTGAAGAATGTGAAGTGGACGATGACGATTTATCTTATGGAACAGTTGACGGAACAGCAATAGATAACACAAAAGTTGCTAAATATGGAAAAGAATTAAAAACTTTCAATGACGACGGGTCTTATAATAGAACTATTTGGATATCTGGAGATGTAATTACCGATTCTAAATTGAATAAATTAGAACAAGCAACTAGCGAAATCAGAGATGAAATATTACAACATAAAACAAAATTAATAGAATTAGAAGAAAGTAAAGGTTATACAATCAAAAAAGGTACAGAAGATACACCTATAATAATATCAGAATTAAGTAAAGGTTCTTACATATTAAAAGGTTGGGCAAAAGATTTTAATTCTAGTACTGAAATAATATATTTAGATGGTAATAGAAATTATGCATACATAACAAGTAATACAGATACTTATACATATGGTTTATGTTGTTTTAATGAAGATTATTTCAAACTATATAAATTCAATAAAATAAAAAATAAAAAAGAACAAATAGTAGATTATTTAAATGTAGTTATTACTGATGATGAAAATAAATTAAATTTAACAGGTGATAAATATCAATATTTAAAAACAGAAACATTATCAACTATTGTGTTACCAGAAATGGATGAATTTGTGGAATTAAATTTATTTATTAAACCAACAGTGGATGATTTAATTCTAATATTCCCAAGTATAGCATGGAGAACGCAACCAATATTAAAAAAAGATGTATTATGTCAAATAAAATTAAGTTATTTAAATGAAATTTGGTATGGAGATACCTTAATACATGATGAAAATGTTCAATATAGTTAAGTTCGCAATTTAAAAATATTAAATAATAAAGGAGGTATAATATGTACGGTAAAATTATTAACGGAAAACTAATATTTGCACCGATGAATTATAAAACTTCTGACGGTGTTTTAATTACTAATTTCAATACAAATGAAGACTTAATGAAAAGATATGGATTTAAAAAAATAAACGGAGTAGAACCAGAATATGATGAAGAAAGAGAATGCTTGATAGTTTCCTCTTTTGAAGAGTTTGAAAATGAAATTAAAGTTGCATATGAAGTAAAAGGTATAGGAGCTTTATTAGACAACAATGATATGACTAAAGATGAATTAATTGAAACTATGAGAAAAGAGTTGTGCAGTTACAAAGAAGGTTTAGTCGAAGGAACTAAATTTGATTCTCTTAATGATATATTTAAATATATGTTTGAACATTTTACAGAAGAAGAAATATATATAGGTAGTGATATTCCTAATGACCCAAAATATAAATTATGGATAAGAATTTATGAAAAACCTAAAGACGATGACGACGACGGTAAAGATGTTCCGAGTAATCCAACACCTGTAAAACCACCTGCTGAAGATAAAACTGTATGGGTATCTAATTTAACTTTAGACTCAACTATAATGGGTTATTATATAGATTCAGAATTTACAAGTGATAAATATCCAGATAAAAATGTATGTTTAACTACCGACCAAAGATATGTTGGACAATATGTTAAATTTGCAGACACTGGAAAGGATATAGACGGTAAGGTATTCCAAATAACAGGAACAATAAGTAATGATGCGTTAGGATTAAGTTCTTCGCACAGTCTTCCTGTATTCGCTATAAATTGTAAAGACCAATCTACCGCTACTGCAATAGGAGAAAATACAGGTAAAGCGTATGTGGGATTATTATTATCTTCTACCACTAAAGTTGCAAAAGTAATTTGTAATGCTTTAAACGTTAGAAGTGGTATGGGTATAAAATACCCAATATTAGGAGCTATACCTAATGGATATACATTACCAATACTTGAAACTTATACAAATACTTCATGGGTTAAAGTAAGTTATAATAATAGTATAGGATATATAAATGCTAATCCCTCATATGTATCTATATCTACTATAACAGTTGATGCAGGAGGAACAGGAGAAGTAGGTGGCAATACAGGATTTACAGTACCTTGTATGGGTGTAGATATATCTAAATATCAAGGAAATCTTGACTTCGCTAAAATTAAAACTTATGGCGAAACTAACTTCGCAATACTTAGAATTGGTTATGGTAGCAGAAAAGGTGGGCAACCTATAATAGACCCTAAATTTGAAGAATATTTAAAAGGATGTGTTGAAAACAAAATACCTGTAGGTGTGTATTTTTTCTCATATGCAAATACAGTTGAAAAGGTTAAAATAGAAGCAAATTGGGTGGTTCAACAATTAAATAAGTATTCTCAAACATTTGAATTCCCAATATTCTTCGACCAAGAAAATGACTTAGTTGATAAATTAGGGAATCCTGGCAAAACCGTATTGACAAATTGTATGAACGCTTTTTGTCAAATAATAAATGATGCAGGATATATGGCAGGAATTTATACTAATAACTCATGGGCAACAAGTTATGTAAATTGGAATAATGTAAAATATACTAACCACATATGGGTGGCTCAATGGAGTTCAGCTTGTACTTGGACTAGAACTGATGTTAAATTATGGCAAGGTGGATATAAGAAATTAAGTGGTTACGGTGGAGTAGATGTAGATTTTGATGTTTGCTATTTTGATTATCCTACATATGTAAGAGCTAATCACAAAAATGGATTTTAGGAGGTGATTTGATGAATTTATCAATATTAGGCAAAGTTGATGGTGCATGGCAATCATTAGGAACGACTACAGTTGGAGATAATTCAAGTTCGGTTACATTAGGTGATGATTATATTTATAATAACATAAATGGAATGATAGTAGAATGTATGACTATTTCATTAACTGCTGATGGTAGTTCGGAAAATATAACACAGGAAATTACATTAAAAAAATCATTTCCTAATGTGATTCTCACAGTGGCTTGTAGTTGTGAATCTACAAAATATATTTATAGCAATCTAAATGTTGTAGCTGTTCCGTCTGGAAAAGATAAAGTAAAAATAGGATTAAGACATTTGGATTCAAATATAAAATTAGAAGGTAGTTTTACGGTATTTTTAACTTGTTTTGGTAAATAGGAGGTGATTTTATGTACGGTAAATTTAATATAAAAATAAAAAGTGGTAAAGCAACATTAGACAGAGATATATTTTTAAGCAAAAAAGATAAAGATATAGTGCTTTATTTTACTGTTGATGGTTTTCCTTATAAATTTTCTAATGGCGAAGGTATAGAAGGTGCTAGTTATTCTCAAATAACATTAGAAAAACCTAATAAAACTAAAGTGGTTCTTCCCAAAACAGCAGTGGACATTAACGAAATAATTTTGAAAGTTACAGAAGATATAGTTGATGAAGTTGTAGAAATAGGAGATTATAATTTTCAAATAAAATTATTCGGTAAAGATAACAGTGAAATCCATTTACCTATAGTTTATAATCAATTTCATGTAAATCCTATAATTGATTATTCAGAAGATACTTCAAGTGGAATAAATCAAGGAGGTATAGGAAATTCTCATATAACTATAGGAGACTCTGTAGAAATATTTGATGTAAATAAAAGATATAATAAAACCACATGGCATGACAAAGACACTATAACAGCACAAAAAATGAATAAGATAGAGGACGCTTTATATTATTCATTAGATAATTTAGTTGTAAATAAACTTCCTGTAAATGGAGAAATAAGTTTATCTTTAGATAGATATCAAAGTGTAACTACAGATAATGATTTAGTTATAAAACTTCCTAGTATAGACTTTCATAATGAATTTATACTATACATAAATACATTAGAAGTAATTTATGCAACATTTAGAGGTGCAGAAAAAGATTATGTTTATAGACTTGCTAGAGGCTATTATAAATGTAGATTAAGTTATATAGGTACATGGTTAGTTGAAATAATTATGGACAACAACAATATTGACTTTGATGGCTTTGCTAGTGAAAAAGATATTAAAGATTTACAAGACAGTGTTAAAACTACATTAACTGAATTTAAATCTAATTGCGATAAAAAATATGCCGATATAAATCATACACATAATAATTACATTGAAAAAATAAATGAAACAAAAGGTTTATTAGTTAAAGAGATAGACGGTTACAAAGGTATGATTACTGAAGATGGTAATGAAACTAGGGCTATTCGTACAACTAAAGAAGGCTTAATACCTTACGAAAGAGGAATAAGTTCTAGTTTAGGTTCAGAAGAATATAGATTTGATAAAGCTTATGTTAATAAAGCTGATATAAATGAAGTTAATTCGGTAAAAAATGTAACAGATAGATTAGATGTTAACGGAGATATAAATGTTTCAGTTGAAGGAAAAATAGATTATAATGTTGACAATTCTCAATTTGAAATGAAGAAAAATGGAGAAATCAATAATAGTAGATTGGCATTAGGTTGTATTGAAATAAATGGAATCAGAATTTATACAGGTTCAGAATTTCCTTCAGATGCTAGGGTAAATGATATATTAATAAAAATAGATGGAGCTTCTAGTGGAGGAAGTACTACTCCAAGTACTAATAAATATGTTATTTCAAATAACTTAACTAATGTAATTACAAATAATGATATGACAAGTATAGAAAAAAATAAATCATATAGTGCAAAATTAACAGCTTATAATGGATATACTATTAATTCTATAGTAGTTACAATGGGTGGAACAAATATAACTTCTACTTCAGTGGCAAATAATACAATTAACATATCTAAAGTTACTGGTAATGTAATAATCACAGCAAGTGCTACATTGACAACCACTACAACTGTTCCTAATCCTGTGTTTGAATTAAATGCATCTAATTTTACAAGTGGAGCAAATAAATGGGTGGATTTAGTAGGAGATAAATCAGCTACAATTAATGGAACTGTGCAAAAGGTTAATGGTAGAGTTAGATTTAATGGAGATAAATATTTCTTATGCAATGTTAGTTCATTGAATTTAAATAGTTATACAGTGGTGGCTAAAATATTGGTTAATCCTACAAATGCAAGCGTAGTAGCTTCTGGTGATAACATTGTGACTTTAGGAGCAGGAACAGGAAATTGGACTGATAATATGGCTTGTAATATAATGCCTTCAAGCACAGTTTACCAAGCTATAATTAATGGTGATAATGTAACAGGTAAAGTTGCTACAGGAGAAATAATTTTAGTTATGAGATGTGATTCTACTAAGAAACAATTAACTTTAAATGTAGGTGACACTAAATATGAAGGAACTTATACAAGAAGAGCCTCATCATTAAGATACTTATACAATGCTACAAATAGTTATTCTGATTATGAGTATATCAAAGTATATGATTCAGTTTTAACAGATTCGCAAATTTCAAATATTAATTAGGAGGGGTTTTTATGAGTGGTATATACATCAATAAAAATGGTTCATTAAATAACATACTTATCTATAGAAAAACTTCTAATGGTATGGAAATTTGTCCTGTTTATAAAAAAACTTCTAATGGTATGGAAAGAATAGATTTAGGGAATGGCTCTTCTGGAGGTGGAGGTTCAACTCCATCTTTACCATATATCGTAAAAGGTTATGCTGATTGGAGTGGAAGTTATCGTGGTTCTAGTACAACTGGAACATTTACAGATAATTTTAATGATGATAGAAGAGATAGAATATATCAAGGTTATTATCCTAATTTTAATTATTTAGGAATAATATGTTTTAAAAGTTTATTTGAACAAGCTAGACAATTAGGAACAATATCAAGCGTGAAATTAAAATTAACTAATTTACATTCGTATTATTATGCAGGGTTAAACACTATAATAAGTGGAGCAACTAATATGAACACTTATAGACCTACAAGCTTTTCAATGAATAATGTTAATTCTACTCAATATTGCAGTAGTACTCATTTTAATAAAGGAGGAACTTTAACATTAACACTAAATAGCACAGCAATACAATCTATCCAAAATGGTACTATTGATGGCTTTAGACTGTTAGCACCAGCTGGATTCGCAGTTACAGATTATGGATATTTTAGTGGTACGGGTAGTACTCGACCATATATTGAAATAACTATAGCCTTATAATAAATAATTAATAAAGAAAGGTGGTGCTAATAATGGATTTATTGGAGGTGTTAAGTAATTATGGTGCAATGGGTGTTTTTGTAATATTAGTATGGATTTTAATACAACAAGTTTTAAACGAGGCTAATCAAAATAGAGACTTATATAAAACTTCAGTGGAAGAATTTCATAAAACTGTAAATGAATTCTCATTGACCATAAAAGGAATAAGTAATGAAGTAAGAGATACAAATGTTAAAATTGACGATTTAAAACATGATATGGATGATTTAAAATTGGATATTAGAGATATAAAACAACATGAAAGAGAAGGTGAAAAATAATGATTGATTTAGATTTATACATGAGTTTAATAAATGGTGGTGTAATGTTATTTTGTTTGGCGATTGGATATATAATTAAAACTTCAATACCTAAAATACCAAATAGATATATACCTTTAATTATGGGAATTGTAGGTATGCTTGTTGCAATAGTTAATGCTCAAAGTTATGATTTTAATGTAATTTTAAGTGGTTTAATTACAGGATTAGCAAGTACAGGATTGTATGAAGCTTATAGAAATTTAATTAATAAAGACGAAAAATAATAGTATAAAGAGTAGATGTTGATTTGTCTACTCTTTTTTTATTTTATAAAGGAGTTGATTGATAATGGTTCAAAAACCAGAAATGATAGAAAAATTTATGAAAATCAATAAATATGGGAGACCTGGAACTAAAAGAAGAAGAACAACTAAAATAGCCTTCCATTTCACAGGACAACATGATGTTTCTGCTAAGAATACAGTAAGTTATTTTTCTAACGTTGTAGCTAATGGATATAGAGTAAACGGTAGATATATATATGCTAGTTCACATTTAGTTGTTGGATTACAAGGTGAACTTTATTACATAGTTCCATTCAATGAAATAGCATATACAACTAACAGTGCTAATGCTTACAGCATAGGAGTAGAATGTGCCACTACAGGTGCAGATGACCACTACACAGATGAAGAATATAAAACTATGGTTAAAACTGGAGCATGGTTAGCTCAAACATATAAGTTAGACCCTAGAGTGGATTTTATAAGACATTACGATGTTACAGGGAAAATATGCCCAAGATACTTTGTAAATAATGTTAAAGCATGGAAACAATTTAAATTAGATTGTTATAATTATATGATAGGAAAACTAAAAGAATCAAATATAAGAAATTGTACTAATGGAAAAGGTAATAGTATAATTGAAAACGAAAAAGTCGTTGATAAGACAATAGAAGATAAGAAGGCTTATAACGTACGAGCAAAAGTAATCGGATGCACAACTTTAAATGTTAGAGATGCACGACCAGATAAAAATGGTAATTTAGGTAAAGTTAAATTTGTATTAAAGAAAGGTGAAATTGTAACTATAGGATATTCATTGAATGGATGGGTATCTGTTTATACAAATACAGATTATGGGTTTGTCAATAAAAAATATTTAGAAATTATATAAAATTTCCTAGTATTTAAGAAATAACGAAGCTCTCAAAGCCATTCTAAGGCGTTTGAAATTTTTTATTGATAGTTTACACCTACAAAATAAAAGGAGTAGATTAATTTCTACTCCTAACTTTTTCTATTTTTTGGATATTATTTTTTCTTACGTTTCTTTTTACCTTTATCACTTTCTTCTTTTGCTCTTTTTCTTTCCTCTTTAATTTTTTCTTCTCTTTCTATTTTAAGCTCTTCGACACATTCCCTAAATACAGGGATTACAATTCTTTCAAATTTTCTATATAAAAAATCATCTTCTATTAATTCATCATCACTTACTTCGTCCCCAAACACATTATATCTATTAAGATATTCTACACAAAACGCTGAATATTTAAAAATGGATTGTTGTTTAAGATATCTTTCGCTACTTTCAAATGTGAAGATATTCTTAAGGTCACGTGCAAATTTTGTAGCCATAGTTTCAAATTTTTCTTTCTGTTCTTTGTTCATTTTCATAATATATCCTCCCTAAAATAATAAATCAAACGAATTAAACATAATTAATATAACTGATAACATTATAACACTAATCATTATATGTCTATATGGTTTTACTAATGTGAAAGATTGTTTTAATGCATATGACAAAATTATTAACAATATAAAGTTAATTAAAATTTTCATTATCTATTTCCTTCCTTTTTAGATAAATAATAACAACCTGCTACTGTATATGCCATTACAACTCCACTAACTGGTAAACTTAATCCTGCTATTGCTAACATAGCTCCAACTCCACCTATTGTTAATATATTTGCACTCGCAACACTTATTTTATTTTTATTCATACTCTTTATCCCCCTAATCTATTAATTCTAATTCACTCTCTTTCCAAGCCACATTATCATTTGTATCTAAACAATAATAATTTTCTGAAATGAATTTACTTGGTAAAAATTTATCAACTATTATTCCTATCTTTACATTGTAACATTCCATAATTTCATTTTCCAAATCTTTGTTATCCTTTAATATTTCATTTAATTCTTTTTCAGTTATTGTTATTTTAACCTTATCGCCTATTTTCATATCTATATCTCCTCTCTTAAAAATAGTTCTATGCCTTCATAACAATTACTTTCTTTATGTGAAATACTTAGACATTTATTATCTGATTGGTGTTTACATATATTACATAATTTATATTTACCTAATACTTCTGCTAATTGTTCTAATGTTAATGTGTGTAATATTTCATATCTATTCATTTTATCACGTCCTTTCTATACTTATATATTAACGGATAGCATAAAGAAATTACCTATCCGTTAAAAAATTTATTAATTATTTTTATTTAGCACCTGTACTTCCTATTCCACCCATTCTTTCAATATCACAATTGTCATAATCTGTTATTAAATATTTTTTAAATATCCCTTGCAATATTCTTTCTCCAGCTTTTATTTCTACTGTTTTATCTGTTAAATTTTTAAATTTAAATCCTATATTACCATCGTTATCTGGATTACTATAATAATCTGAATCTATTATTCCTACAGTATTAATCAACATCAATCCTTTTTTAAATCCTATACTACTTCTTGGTACTATTTCTAATACTTCGTCTTCTAACATATATGCTTTTAAATCAGTTTGAATTGCATCAGATATACCATTGGGAGGAATAATTATATCTACAGGAGTACATATATCATATCCTGCTGATTTTTTAGTCCCACGTTTGGGTAACTGTATATCTACGTCTGGATGTTTTCTAAATTTGTCTGAAACTACTTCAAAGCCACGAACTGAATATTTCCATTTAAATCCACCCGAACTTTCTTTCTCACCTTTACACACTTTTATAATATTGCCAGAACTAGATGTCGCCAT